TGGTGCAACAGCCTTGTCGGTCTTCTCTTCGATGCCAGTGAATAGCCCAATGGACTTGCCTAGCAGTTCCAGTGCTTTTAAACGTGAGCCTTCCTGCTTGGCATCCTTGCTCAGTGAAACCAACTTCCGCAAAACGTACCTTCGAGTGCTTGCGACATCCTCTGCAAGGTGTTCAATGGTCTCATCCCATGCGGCGTTGATCATGCTGGCAATGCGTGGATCGGCTGCAAGCTTGGCTGCATTGCTGCTGACTGCACTGTCTGACATCTGCGTGTTATAGGCGAGACGGTAAGCTTCTCTGCGGCTTTTGCCTGATACAACATGATTCACAAATGCCTGTTGTTGGCTTGTAAGTGGTTTGTTGATGTTCTTTATTCTCTTAGGTGGTAATGACGCCGCCATCCGCTCCGCTTCGCTATCGAACCCCGGCGTGTTGTCATCCTGATAATCATCCTCTATCGCACTGTTTGCCTCTTCCAGTGCCGCTAGATACTCTTCCTGACTTGTCTTTTTCATGCCTTGCCCCACTGACAATTGACTTTCAAACACCATCACGCAGCACTATTGCGTGTAAACGCTTCGTTCGCATTATCCACACACTTATCCACAAGTGCAAGCATGGCAATGCATTTGTTTTTGTTGTCAACCATGCAAATGCCCCTGAGACTCGTTTACAGCCCCTCTGAGCCGTTTTTTCTCTTCAGGCTACCTTACCCTTACCCGCCTCGCGTTCGTTGAACCTGTGAGTTTTTTTTATCCTTTGGCAACAAGTTATCCACAGTTGCTGGTTTGTACACCATACATGAAACGTATATCTGTGGAGTTGCCGTTCAAACAATGGAATAGATTGTCGTCTACTAGTAAATAGCACTTGCACAGGTAATAGCACTATGATCTAATCCGCTCAGTAGTACATTCATTTAAACGTAACAATCTGACAACAGGGGGTTTATATGCAACTGCACCTTTACACGCGACTGACGCACAACTATGCACTTGGCTGGGATCACCTTGATGAGTCCGATTACGTCTGCACCGTCAAGGCACTGAAGCCACGGCTGACCGAAGATAACGGTATCGATGGTTACAGTCAGATCACCCGCGTGATCGCACCATCTGCCCTGCGGTCTATCGATTTGTCCGGTGCCATTGAAGACACCATGACCACCAGCCGGTGCCGTCATGAGCATGACTGCTGCGGCTGCGCTACTACGAATGCATATGCTCGCAAAATTTCACCACGCGAATATACGGTTTACCTGTCCACTTACTACAACGTCTGAGGTTATCATGTTTACAACACGCGAAGAGTGGTTGCTGGCTGCGGTCTCTGAATTGCGTCCGCTGTTTGATCTGTGGGCTGCGCCTATCCCGCAGAAGATACGCGTCACCTGTGGCTTTCCCAGCAATGCCCGGCGATCCGGTGCCATCGGCGAATGCTGGGCTGACACTGCGTCTGCTGATAAAACATTCGAGATTCTGATCTCGCCGACTCTGGATGATCCCCGCCGGGTGTTTGACGTTCTAGTTCATGAGTTATGCCACTCACTACCGGGCGCACTGAATCACGGCACAACCTTTCAAAAATGGGCGGCTGCAATGCACCTTGTACCTGCTGGATCGGGAAAACAGGCGTGGAAATCGACTGTCGCTGGCGCAGGGTTTGATGATGCATACAACGCGATCATCGCTGGTTTGGGCGCATATCCCCATGCCCATCTGTCGATGACCACCCGTAAAAAGCAAGCTACCCGGATGCTCAAGGCATCCTGCCCATCCTGCAAATACACCATCCGATTAACCGCGAAATGGGCGAAGGTTGGCTTGCCTACCTGCTGCTGCGGTGATCTTTTCAATCTTGACAACTCCGAGGGGGAATAATGGGCTACCATAAAAACACATACGAGGCGGTGCTACAGCAACCGCTGGCAACTGTCCGGGCTGCATATGAGCAGATACTGGGCAAAACAATGTCTACCAAACAGGCGGCGGCGCAAGACCTTGCCGCTGCTGTTGACGCAGGGCGCATCACTCTGGATCAGATCAGAGGCGTGATCCCCAACGCAGCACCCGCACCTGTACCTGCCGCAACCAGCATAGCTAACAGCGGCAAAGTGATCGCCGCTCTTGGACAAGGTCTGACCACTGTTGTCGGGCGCGTCGATGCACTGACAGATAATGTCGGGCGCATCAGCACAGGGCTGGATTCTGTGGTGCGTGGCATTAATCAATTACAGGCTGACGCAGTGGCGCGTGACGCTGATCTGGCTGATCGACTCTCGATTGTCGAGAGGGCTGCGCGTCACAATTCCAACCTTGACGCTGGCGAGATCGACGCTGCGATTAATGCTGCTGTTGCTGAGGGTTTCGGTGCGTTTAAACGTAAGATCGAAAAGGCAGGGTTAGAACAGGCGGCGGCTGACGCTGTATCTGTCCGGGTCGTTGACCGCAAACCTGCTCTGGATGTTTTTGGGGTCGATGTTATCGATGCACAGGGTAATGCGGTCATGGTCGATCTGTATGACCACCCGGCTGCACCCGCCGTCGATCCGAATTTCATTTGGACTGAGACCATCCTGCGTCACCTGCTGTTGTCCCAGATGACAGGCGAAAACCTCTGGTTCGGCGGTGCCAAGGGCGCAGGTAAGACTGAGACTGCGCGTCAATTCGCTGCCCGTACCGGGCGCGGTTTCACCCGGATCAACTTCCACAAATACACCGTTGCCGATGAGTACTTGGGCAGCACTGGTTTGCAGAATGGCAATACTGCTTTTGAGGATGGTGATTTTCTGAAAGCATATGCTTGCCCCAGCACCGTCATTCTGTTGGATGAGATCAGCAACGCCGCACCGGGCGAATTGGCACCGTTGAATGCCCTGCTTGAGCCGAATACCACCGTCACCATTGGCGGCAAGGTACGCACCAAGGCTGCTGGCGTGATCGTGATCGCAGCCGACAATACCTTGACCACTGGTGATCAGTCCGGACGCTATGCCGGGACGCAGGAAATGAACTCCGCTCTGGCTGATCGCTTTGCGCGGGTCGTGCGGTTTACCAATTTGTCGATCAAGGATGAGGTAGACGCGGTCGTGCGCCACACAGGCTGCGATCCCCGGCTGGCACAGAAGATCGTTTCCTGCGTCGATGTTGTGCGCCAGAAGGTCGCAACCGGCGAGGTAGTGGACGCACCATCGATCCGACAGATCGTCGCGTTTGTCCGCGCACTACCCCTGCTGACCATCGATCAGGCTTGGGCAACCTGTATCGGCAACCGCCAACCTGAAGAGTCGGCACTGGCTTTACAGGCTATCCGGGCTGCATGTTTAAACGACACTGAGATTAACAAGCTTATCTGAGGGGCGATTATGAAAGGCTACCAATTACGTCAAGGTATCGAAGCTGCGGCGCACCGTATCTGCTCCGCTCTATGTCTGCCGCCTGTCACGATTACATGGTCGCGCATCAGCACGGCGGCGATTAATCAGCACGGCAATATCATGCTTGCCAATGTCGCGGATGATGAGATTGTCACTCAGACACTGGTCAATAAATACACCGGGTTTGTGGTTCATGAGTTGCTACATAGGAAATACACTAACTTTCATGTTAATTCTGACAAGTCCTACGTTCGCTCCCTGCACAACGCAATCGAGGATGCTTGGATCGAGCGCAGTGCCATCGCGTCCGGGCTGACAGGCAATATCGAGCCACTGCTGAAGACTCTGGTCGATGGAATGGTCGATGAGAGTTTAAACAAGGTAACAGATTGGGCTGACCCGGCGGTCTACCCGTTTGCTCTCGCAGTATGGGCGCGTGGGTTTGCCAAGCGCACCCCGGTGCCCGTCAATCTGCACCCGGTGTTTGATGAGGCTGCGCGGCGCATCGATACCTGCAAGAACTCAGCCGACACTCTGGCGGTCGCGGAATGGGTTTTCTCCCAGCTACAAATACCCCCCTCACAGGCTCCAGATCAGCCTGAGAGCGATGGTCAGGATGATGGTCAGCCGGGCGATGAAACAAGCGATGACCCAGAGCAATCGCAGGTACCGGGCGAGGGCGATCAGGCGATGGACGTTGAGCCGACACTCGAACCCACCGGGCGCGGCGGCGAGCAATACGAATACGACAAAGTTAATCTGGTTACCCGCCACCATCACCTGCGCGATAACCCAGCAAAACTCCAGCAATTGAACTCAGGCAAGCTGCGTTATGAAATTCGCAAGCTGTTTGAGAACTCTGGATATGATGACTGGTCGATCAATAAAAAATCTGGCGCGTTGAATGTCAACGCATTGCATTCAGTTAACACCAACGTCAGACTGTTTAAACGTCATCAGGAAGTCGAAGGTATTGATTCGGCGGTGGTGATACTGGTCGATGTTTCATCCTCGATGGAACTTAGGCTACCCCATGCCCGGTCTGCTGCGGCTGCTTTGTATCAGACGCTGACGCAAGCTGGCGTGGCGGTCTCTGTGATGGCTTTTGATCACTACGCATCAATCCCGGTACCGTTTGGTTTGTCTGTTGCGCGTGGTATCGATGCCATCAGTCGCATCAAGTTGGGCGGTAGCACCTGCGATTACTTTGCGATCCGGATGGCGCACGAGATGCTGCTAGGACGGCGTGAGCAGCGCAAGGTGGTACTGAGTCTGACCGATGGCGAGGGACAACCGAAACAAGCGCGTCAGCAAGTCGAGATCGGGGAGCGTTTGGGGATCACCACCATCGGGATCGGCATTCA